CCGCATTTGCGGTCACAAGCTCGCTGGGTTAACTCCGGATTACCCCCCGGAGTCCTTGATCTTGAAGTATGCTTCTAGAACTATCGACGAGATATATCTTTGTTTCAGGTGATGAGCCTGTCCAAAGTATACTCCCGTAGACATGTTCGGGACGTACTCGACTTCATTGACTTCTGGGTATCTATCCCCCTCATATAATTCAAGAGTGGACAGCTGGTCGAGAAGCATAAAATACTTTTCGCCATGACTGTTTATCTCCCAAACTATAGGATGGAGACTGAACGTATCCTGATAACCTTCCAGCCCAAGTAACTTGGGAGAGAAAGTTATTCCCCCCCTATTGAAGAGATCTTCTATCGGCTTGTTACCGCATAGAATCTTCTCAATAGAGTCTGCCTTTACTTTTAACCGATTCACTCGCATTCTAAGCGTCTCACGACGTAAGGAGTCGAATGAAAGGTCTTGTAAGATGTTACCCTTAACAGGGGCATCTCCTTGACCGTATCAGAAAAGAAGTACTGACAGAAGTTCACTACCTTTATCAGATAGTGACGGGAGCCAAAATCTCTTAAAATCCACATCTCAGGACCTCAGTGTAGCTACTCGTAGCATGTCAGGGATCATTAATAATGACCTTCCTGCTTGCACGATTATGTCTGCACTGAGCCCTGTGATTTCAACACCATCCATAAAGAGCCGCTTTGCGAACTCTGAACGGTAGTGTTGACCGTCGGATACTACAGACTTTGTCAGGTTGATGGAAACACCAATCCTTTCAAGCGTCTGCTGGTATCTTAAGGCAACTTTAGAATTATGGATGACAACGTCGTCACCGAGAACTGAGTAGTCCCTAAAGGTCGCAAAACCTTCTTGGAACGCGCAGAACTCGATAACGGCGTGATGGGTTAAGGCGAAGGCAGCTCACGAGGAGTAAAATCCAAGTGGTTGACCGACAGCCCACCTCACATTGTCATTCCCAAGTCTAAAGTCTCTATTGACCATAACACCAACTCAGTCAAATGAGGCGGATTCCCCGAT